CGATGTCGGAGCCGAAAGTTGGGGGGGACCGAGCGGCAGGACCGGTTACAAGATCGACACGACGACCGACGCCAGCGATTACCCGGTGCCAAAGCGCCGCCCCGATCTGTTGGGGACACCCGCCAAACCCAGCGGCATCAAACCGGCCGAGCGGGAACTCAAATCGCAGGATCAGGGCACCTTGCCCCTGACCAGCACATCGAGCACCGCGAGCCTGTCGAGCACGCCGTCCAGCACGACCACGGCGGCCAGCGCGCCGCTGATCGACAGCAAGGACGAGAAAGTGCCCGAGAAGGATCTCAAAACCGCCTCGCCGTCGATGAACAATCTGGCGGGACCGGGCAATCCAGGGCTGCGGTCCAGCAATGCCTTGCCGTATCGCGGCGTGCAGGTGGGGGACAGCTTGCACAACCAGAATGTCCGCAACCGCGCCTTCTGGGCGCGCAAGCGTTGAGAGGGAGCCGTACATGTCGATTTCCGACACCACCGAGAACGCGATCCTGAATTTGATATTCAGGGCCGTCGCCTGGGCCAATTACGCCGACAACGCCGCAGCCACGCCGGAAACCAACATCATCACCGCCCTGCACACCGCCGATCCGGGCGATCCCGGCACGATGGCGACCAACGAGATCGCTTACACGAGTTATGCGCGCGTCAATGTCCCGCGGACCACGGGCGGCTGGTCTGCGGCGGCGGGCGGCAGTGTCAGCCCCTCGGCCCAGATCGATTTTCCGGCCGGAACGGGCGGCGCGGGCACCGCCACCTTTTTCTCGACCGGCAAATCCGGCGGCGGCGCATCGGCTATCTTGTTCTCGGGCACGGTGACACCGAATATCGTCTGCGGTAATGCGGTGACGCCGCATTTGACCACGGCGACGACGATCACCCTCGACTGATGCTGCACGACGCCTTACGCCGATGTCTCAGTGATCTCGACATCGACGGTGCCATTGCGGTCTGGGCTAAAGTATCACCGGGGCAGCCGCCCCCGGCGACGCGCCAGGAGGTGCTGATCGCGCTGCATATGGCGCGCACGGCGGCGCGCTCGATCAACATGGCCAAGCGCGTTTATTCGCATTGCTGGCTGCTGGATCACGGCTATCCCTCGCAACTGCCGGACATTCTAAAGCCCCGCGCTGAGTGGATGTATCCCCGCGCGGTTGGCGGCGTCGGGATTTCAGTCAATTCAAAATATCCGCAAGTGCAAAGCGCGATCCACGGCGTCATGCGCGAGGCCGTGCTCGAAGCCTATGCGGATGGTTATCAGGATGATCCCGAAACGGTAAAGCAACGGATGCAGGAAGCCCGATTGCGCGAACGCAAAGGGCTGGGACTGTAGGCCGAGATGGCTGATCCCAGAGACGGAACTGTAAGCCCCACCGGGGCGAATAGTCTGGTTGTATCATTTTCACCCGCCGCTCAGCGTAACGATTTTGGCGGCGGGATTGCTGGTTTCCGGTTTACCGCTGGCGCGGGCCTTACCTACAACCGAATTGGGTTGCGGGTTCTTGGCGATAGTACCGGTCTGCACACCGTTACCCTTTACGATGCAAGTGGCACCACTGTCCTTCGCCAAGCCAATGTAGATTGCACGGGTGGCGGGGCGGGCGTTTTTCTCTACGCGCCTATCCCTTCAATCACCCTGACCAACGGCGCTCAGTATCTTCTGGTAACGACCGTCGTTGGCGGTCAGACATGGGCGGATGCCGCCCCGACAGCTTTGGTTGGCGGGTGGGCCGTCAATGCGGCGTACTACGACACCGCTTGGCATGATTACACCTCTTGGCAGCAGTTTTACGGTGTCGATCTTGATTTTGTCGGCGCTGATACCGGCGCTGGCGCTGCCGCCGGGACTGGTGCTGCCAGCGCGACCGGCAGAGCGGATAAATCAGGACGAGCATCCTCCGCCGGAACCGGGACTGCCAGCGCGGTCAGCCTCGGCGGCACGAATGTAACAGGCCAGGGCGCGGCAGCGGGCACCGGCACGGCGGCGGGTACAGGGCGCGCCGATCTGTGGACAGCCGGTGCGGCGACAGGGCTCGGCGCAGCAACGTCGGCAGGCAGATCCGATGTCAGAACCGCTGGTGCAAGCGCTGGACTAGGCACTGCGACGGGCGCTTCCAGTGTTTCAGGACTTGACCGTCAAGCGACCGGATCGGCGACCGGCCTCGGCATAGCAACCAGCGTCGGCAGGCTCGATGTCCGGGGAACCGGCATCGTTCTGGGCACCGGCTCGGCGGTGGCTGTCACCGTCACCGATATACGCGCGGTCGCAGCCGCCGCAGCGAGGGGAACCGCCGCCGGGGCTCTCGGGGCTGGTGTATTGGCGACCGGCTTTGCGGGTGGGCAAGGCCGCGCCACAGCCAGTGGCGGAAGGATGGCGTGGGTGGTGGGGCAGCCGGGGCTCGTGCCGGATGTGCCGCCGGACCGTTTGACCAGCGAACAGGCCGATGATCGCCTTGTCATATCGGGCGGCAACCAGCGAACCGTGATCGTTCAGCCAGTAGGGAGAATTGCCTGATGGCGGATGCCTTTGGTCCGATCAAGCCCGCTCCGGCATCGGATTTCTTTGTCTTTGACTTCACCGCGCAGATCGGCGCGGTGGGCGGGACGATCACTGCGGTGGTATGGACGTTGACGGTTGATGCCTCGTCGGTCGTCAGCGATCCCGATCCTGTGAGCCGCATCCTCGCGCCGCCCACCTTCTCCAGCAACAAGACATCGGCATTGCTGGGCCAGATGATCGATGGCGTCATCTACGATGTCACTGCCAATGTGACATTGAGCGACGCCCGTATCCTGACCGATGCCGCGACATTGCTGTGCTCCTCGGTCGAGGCCGCCGCCGTCTATCTGACGGTCGGACAATTCCGCATCGATTATCCGGCGTTTACCGATACGGTGAGGTTCCCCGATGCGGAAATCCAGTATTACATCAACACTGCCTGTTCGCCGCCGAATAGTTCATACGCGCTAAATCCTTGCAGGTGGGGTCAATTCTTTAGTCTTGGACTAAATCTGTGGGTTGCTCATAATCTCGCCGTCGCTGACATGATGGTGCAGCGGGCGGGGCCGCCCGGCAGCGGAACCGGCGGGCGCTATGGCTACACGCCGCTGATTGGTTCCGGTGTCGCGTCAAGCAGATCGGTAAACGGCGTGTCGGTCAGCTACGACATGTCCCTCGGCATAGAGCGGGATGCCGGTTGGTGGGGCCTGACGCCGTGGGGCAACCAGTTTCTCTATTACCTCAGAATGGCCGGTTCTGCCCCCGTTCATCTGCTTGGCTATCCGGGAAGGGCTGATCCGGGGGGCTATTTTACGGGGCCATTATCAGGGCCGTGGGGCATCCCGTGGAAGCCGACGATCTAAAAGGAGGGCAGATATGACGCCAGTGATGCGGGCCAAGCTGTCACGCAACATCGACTACCACACCGCGATGCGGGATCACTACAAGGAAGAGGACAAAAAGGCGAAGGGGGCGCACGAGGCGGAACCGCTGGCCGCGCGGGCCGTGTCGCACCAACGCGGAACGGCGGAAGCCGCGCCGCCCAAACCAGCGCAATCCGCCGCCGAGAAGCTGGCCGAATTGCACGATGATGTCGTGCAGCAACTGACCGCCGTGCTGAACGCCGAGCCGCTGGCCAACGCCTTGGCACAAGTGCAGGCGCAGCCGCGCCCGTTGCGCAATCAAGGGGCCAATCTGAAGCCAAAGGCGGGGGTGTTCCACTGAGATGGCGCGCTCGCAACAGCCATCGGGCGATCAGGAACGGATAGTCACCGTCGAGGAGGACCACACCGACGAATTATTGCGGGCGCTCGACGCCTTGACGCGTGCCGAAATTCTCGTCGGCATCCCGTCCGATGACGACCAGCCGCATTACGACGAAAGCGGCGCGCGTGGCGAGGGAACCGTACAGCGCAGCGGCTCGACCGGCATCCAGTCCAACGCTTCCTTGGGCTACATTCACGAGCACGGCAGCCCGGTCAACAATATCCACGCGCGCCCGTGGCTGGCACCGGGCGTCGAAGAAAGCCGCGATCAGTGGCTGCGCTACATGCAGCAGGCTGGGGAAGCCGTTCTGACGTTTCCCTATGACCAACTGAAGATGGATAAAGGGCTGCACGCCGCTGGCATGACGGCGGTGTCGTCGGTCAAGAACCGCATCGTCGGCGGCCTCGATCCGCCGCTCAGTCCGCGCACGATCGCGGCGCGCCGCAGGCGGACACCGTCGCGCACCGCGACCGAGCAAGCCGATGTCACGCCATTGGTGGACACAGCCCAGATGCTGAACTCGATCTCCTATGTGATCAAGAAGGAATAGGGAGGCAATGGTTTTTAAGCTCTTTGCCTTTGTCTTTGGTGTCAGTCTTGGCGTCGCCCTGTCCTTTGTCGTTCCCGATGGTCTGCCTGTCAGTCTCGTCGTTGCCCTTGGTGTCACGGTTGTCATCCTGTCGCTGAGGAAGAGGTACGCTTAAAGGACGAGGAGGAGGGGGTGCCACAGCACGATGTCAATGATGCGTTTGATCCCGCTTTTTGGGACAATATCATCGTCGTCCGTCGCATCGTCACGATAGACAATCACGGGCGGAATTCGGTAACGGAGACACCGATCAGCACGCGCGCCGTCGTGACCGCCGCCGGTCCCAACGATTTGCAGCGCGTCCCGGAAGAGGAATTTTTCAACAAGGCGATCGATGTTACATCGCCGTTCCGCTTCCAGGGCACCTCCTCCGACGAACTCGGTAATATCATCACCCATCCCGACCACATCCTGTGGCACGGCTCCGTCTATGTCGTGCGCGCCTTGGATGATTACGCGGGCTACGGGCGCGGCTTTACCCACGTCGTCGCGGTGTCGATCAACGCGATCGATCCGCCACCGCCCGCGCAGGGCGGCGACAATCCGCCGCCGCACCCAGAGCCTTTCGGCACGGTGCATTGATGGCCTTTGCCCTCGACAGCACCCAGCCCGGCTTTCTCGGTCCCTCGCCGACCGAGACATCGACGCAGTTCGATTTTGAGAATTTCATGCAGTACTGCGTCGCCGGGATCACCGGTCTGCCAGGACCGTTGGTGCGCCCGCGCTGGCAGCCCAATCCGCCGCCCACGCCCGATATCTCGGTCGATTGGGCGGCTTGCGGGATTACCCGCTCGCAGGCGAGCTTTAGCCCCTACTTCCAGCACCATGCCGAAAGCGAACCTGGCTATGACCGGTTCAGCCGCTCCGAGCGCGTCACCTATCGCGTGTCGTTTTACGGGCCGCATGCGGGCGACTACGCCGAGATGTTGCGCGACGGTCTGTTTATCGACCAGAACCGCGCGGTGTGGCGGGCGAATTCCCTCGGGCTCGTCGAGGCCGAGCGGATCGAGCACACCGCCGATCTGTTCCGCCAGCAGTTTCGCGACCGCTACGATCTGGAAATCATCCTGAACCGCCAAGCGCGCCGCATCTACAACGTGCGCACGTTGCTGCGCGCCAAGGGCACGATCACCGGCAACGATTTCGGTGGGCGCATCGTCACCGACACATTCGACACGGATTTGGCCTCGCATGTCGTCACGGGGAACGTGACGATCTGGGACGTGCAGCAGCGCACCAGCGACCCGCCGACGATCTGGGATAACGGCAAGACAAATTGGGACGCCTGACATGGCCTCGCAGATCGATCCTTCAATCCCGCACGAAGGCTACGCCTACACCGCCAATGTCCGACAGAACTTCTCGACCGCGCAGCAGGAAGTGACTGCGTTGCAGGATCAGGTGGTGCAGCTTCAGACATTGCTGGATCAAGCGCGGCAGGACATTAACGCGCTCCAGGCGCGGCAGATGGCGGCGATGAGCGCCATCTCCTCCAGCCCGCCCGATACGTCATCGCAGGCTTTTGTCACTGCCGGGCTGAATATCACGTTTACACCGTCTTTCTCGACGCGTGGCTTGTTCACTGCCGAAGGCTCGCTTGGCAATAATTCGAACAGTGCCACCAGCGAACTGCAAATGATCTACGGGCAGGGAACACCACCCGCCGCCGGATCGCTCATCACCGATACCAACGGCACATTGGTCGGGGCGCTGGTCTCGATCACGACGACCAGAGCGGGGGAGATGCGGCCTTTCTCGGCGACGGCATTGATCACCGATTTGCTGCCGGGAACGCCGTACTGGATCGGGGCAGCGGTGCGCTCCGCCACATCAGGCGTCGCTCAGTTGTCTGAGGTGACCGTCACCGCGTTTGAACTCCTCGATCCGCTGCCGATCACGCCATAAGGAGGCTGCCATGCAGGGCTTGTCCGTTTCACGTGTTGTCGAGGTTCAGGTGAATTTTGCGCCGCAAGCCGCGCCGCAGGCCCGGTTTGACACATTGCTGATCATGGGCGACACGGGTGTCGTCGATGCGGGCGAGGGCATCCGGGAATACAACAGCATCGAAGACGTGGTGGGCGATTTCGGCACGACGACACCGGAATATCTCGCCTCCAGCCTGTATTTCGCGCAAGTGCCGCAGCCCTCGACATTGTTTATCGGCAC